CAAACACGGTAATAAAGTTTGTAAAGTTAAACGCGACTGACATAAGCCAATATAAAGACCGTTATAATGAATTTAGCATTGTAACGAACACTAATTTTGGGTCAGCGTTAAACGGTCAATATGATTATGAAATTTACGAGCAAACAAGTACGACAAACACCAACCCAACCGGTTTAAATATGATTGAATCGGGGATTATGGAGTTAGTCGGAACGCCTTTTGAATTTACGGAATATCAAACAACAGACACTTACACAATTAGACAATAATGGATTTACGCGTATTAACATTTGCAGAAGCACGCCAACCTGAATTTAAGGAAAAAAAGGGCGAAGGATATATTCAGTACGGCGACCGCAATGACTACCCAATTTATTTGGTTGACTTATTCAATAAGTCGGCTAAACATAACGCCATTGTAAAAAGCAAGGTGCATTATATTACCGGCAACGGTTGGAAGGGCAGCGAAAGCGCTGAAACTTTCATTAAGAAAGTTAACCGAATGGAATCTTTGGACGATTTAACGCGCAAAGTTTCATTGGATACCGAATTATTCGGCGGTTATTATTTAGAAATCATTTGGTCTGTTACAGGTCAATTGGCTGAAGTATGGCATTTAGACTATACTAAGATTCGTACAAATAAAGACAATACGCAGTTTTGGTACAAAGAAGATTGGTCAGACAGAAACGAAAAACAAAGAGTTTACGCTGCATTCAATCCAAGCCACCCCGAAGGAAAACAGATTTTATACGTTAAAGAATACCGCCCAAATATGGGTATTTATAGTTTACCGGGTTACTTTGGTGCGTTAAACTATATTGAATCAGACATTGAAATTTCAAAACACGTATTAGGAAATGCGCAAACAGGATTTAGCGCAAGTAAATTAATTACGTTACCTAACGGCGAACCTTCAGACGAAGAAAAACGCAATATTGAAAAACGTTTTTCAAATAGATTTAGTGGTTCAGACGGTAAGAAGTTTATTTTGGCTTTCGTAAATGATAGCGCAAGAAAACCAATTATTGACGATTTGGGTGCTTCAGATATTACAAAAGAAGACTTCAACCGTGTTGATTCTTTAATTCAAACTAACATATTTTCAGGACACCAAATTACAACGCCTTCAATATTCGGTATTGCAGAAGCGGGAAAATTGGGTTCACGTTCTGAAATGCGTGACGGTTACGAAATATTTAAAAATACTTATGTAAATAGTAAGCAAATGCACCTTGAAGGGGTGTTTAATATGTTGGCTAAATACAGGGGAGTTTCTGAACCTGAATTAAGCATTATACCAACTGAACCAATTGGTTTTGAATTTACTGAAAACTTATTGAAGGAAATTGCACCGAAGGAATGGTTATTGGAAAAAGCGGGAATTGATATGACTAAATACCAAGCGCCGGAAGACACAGTTCCTGTTGTACAGTCAGCGCAATTTAAAGACGATTTCAGCGCCTTTTATGAGTTCGGCGAAGCAAAGCAAGGGTTCAATGTTTGGAAGCAAAAAACACGCTTTAACGACGATTCAGAATATCAAATGTTTGCAGACGTTAGCCAATTACAAGCCAATGTTTTGGATTTAATGGCAAAGGACAAAAGAATTACGCCTGAAGTATTGGCTGAAACACTTGACCAAAACGTTGAAACAATTAATTTGGTTATCAAAACTTTGGTTGAAAACGGTTATGTTGAAATAAACGAATACGCAATAGGCGAAGGAATTGACGAAAACATAATTACAGAACACATACTTACTGCGCCATTGGGCGACATATTAGTTAAGGTTCAGCCGACAACAAAGGAATTATTAATTCGCTATTCTTACGAATGGAAATCAGGGTTTAATAATACAGATAAAAAAACAAGCCGTCCGTTTTGTGTGGCTTTATTAGACGCGGGAAAAATGTATTCACGTTCTGAAATTGAGCAAATAAGCGCAAGACTTGGTTATTCCGTTTGGGATAGGGCGGGCGGTTGGTACACAGTACCGGGAACTAACGAACACGAACCAAGTTGTCGCCACCAATGGGTTTCAAATATTGTAACAAGAAAATAAAATGAGCAAAAACACATTATTCATATCAGTACAGTCAATTAAGGACAGAACAGGGTTGCACGCAAACGTGGACGAAAAATTAGTTTTACCTGAAATTAAGACGGCGCAGGATATGTACATTTTACCGGCTTTGGGTTCGGCGCTTTACAACGAATTACAAACCGCAGTTGAAGCAAACAGTTTCACGGCTTTACAGACGACATTATTGGACGATTACATTGTTGATTGTTTGATTTATTACGTTATGTCTGAATTACCGCAAGGTTTATCATATCAGTTTTACAATAAGGGGTTAATTAGAAAAACAGGCGAAAATCAAGAAAGTCCTTCAATGCAGGATATGATTGACGTTGCCAATAGATACCGCGCACGCGCTGAATTCTACAAACAAAGACTTATTAAATATTTAAAACAAAACAATGCTTTATATCCAAACTATTTAAACTTTGGTTCGGGCATTGATTCAATCAAACCTGACAACGAAGGATATACTGTTTCAATGTGGTTGGGCGACAATGGTTGCTGCGGCGAAGATTTTGACGGGAAGCACAGAAAATCGTTTGAAGAACGTTATCAGGGTAATATCGGTTGTTGCTAAAATATGAGTAAACAAGTAAACATTAAAAACCAAAATAAGCTTAAAGTTTATTTGGCAAAAGAAAAAAAGAATGACATTAAACCAAATAGTCAAAGAACTAACAACGATAGGCAACGACCACGAACAAATTAATTTTGTTTATTTCGGGGACGTTTGGGAACGTTTAAGCAATGGCGAAGTAACTTATCCTGCAATGTTTTTCACTTTAAACGGTGCAAACGTTGCGGCAAAGGAAATCGGGTATTCGTTTAGTTTGTATTTTATGGACAGAATGTTAATGGAAGAAACAAACGAAACAGAAGTTTTATCAGATATGACACAGGTTGCCGGCGACATTGTTGCGCAATTAAGATTTCCAACGGATTATCAAAACGTTACTTGGACATTGAACCAAAATTTGCCTATTACTTTTTATACTGAAAGCGACCCCGATTTATTGGCAGGTGTGAAATTGGACATTAACTTAACAGTACCATTTATTAACAACAGGTGTGAAGTACCTTCAAATTATACTTATTAATGGAATCAAAAAAAATTAACCAATTAGCGACAGAACTTGCGCCGGTTTTATCAGACTTAACGATTATTGGCGACCCGACAACAGGTATAAGTAAAAAAATTACGCTTTCACAAATGGCGTCTTTGTTTACAGGTACGGTTGAAGAATATCCAAACCTTGCTTCGTTCCCTTTGGTTGGTACGGCTGACACAATTTATATTGCCTTAGATACAAACATTATTTACCGTTGGAATACAGGTACAAGCGCTTACGTTGAATTGTCGCCTAACGTTGTATCTTCTTTGGTGTTTAATGACGCGAACGGATTTGACGGGACGATTAGTTTGGTTGGTTCAGTTGCAACGCTTACAATTACGACTGCATTAACGCAAGGTTCAGTACCTTTTATTGGTTCTTCAGGTGCTTTAACGCAAGACAACGCAAACTTATTTTTTGACGATACTAATAACAGATTAGGAATTAATACTAATTCGCCAACAGGTGCTTTGGACGTTTTCGGTTCAGGCATTATTGGACGTTTAAACGGAACTTCAACTAATAACGCATTTTTAGGTTTTGCAAGTGCAGGTACTAACAAATGGTCAATTGGTAACGTTCAGTCTGACCATAGATTTAGAATTTACAATGAAGCAACAACAAGTGAATTAGTTTCAGTTTTACAAACAGGCGAATTTGGTATTGGTATTGCAAACCCAACAACAAAACTTCATATTGACGGCGGTGCAAGTGCTTTAATTGCTAACTTAGACGCAAACGTTTCTGTTGCAAAAAGTATTTCGTTTCGTTCAGATAATAGTGCAAGAATTAACTTAGAAGTTTCAGGCACAGAATCAGGTTCAAATGCAGGTGCAAATTTCTTTTTACGTGCTTATTCAGACGCAGGTGCTTTACTTTCTACACCTTTAACAATTACACGTTCAACAGGTGCAGCAACTTTTGCAAATAATATTGGATTAAGTGCTTCAACAGGTTTCCCAACTGTTGGTTTATTAAATAGAAGCACCGATAATAATTTATATATTGTTTCTGCTTCAGCCGGATTTACATTGACAGATTCTTCTTTAAATACAATGTATGCCGCTACACCAACAAGTCATACTTGGAATATTAGCAATAGTCAAAGAATGATTTTAAATTCTTCGGGGAATTTAGGCATTAATGCGACACCGATTTCAAGAGTACATTTACAAGATACAGGAGGCCCAAGTGTTGTACCAACTTTAACAATTTCACAGGACGGGGATTTAGGATTAGATTGGGTTGCAGGTGCTTTAAACTTTTATTCGCAAGATACTTCTGCAAATTCTAAAG